TGAACCGGCACGCTCAAATGCTTCCTCTACCAGTTCGGTGAGGTCTAAATTAAAGCTTGCTGACCCAGAAGTTGTTGCCATTATCTAAATCCCGCCGTTTTCTTTGCAATTGTTTTGGGTTGGGCTACAAACTGCTTCCCTTTAGCTTTGCCAGCACGTTTTGCACGTGTTGTCGCAGCGTACTCAGAAGGGCTGAGACTTTTGATCGCAGCTTCTGGAAGATATCTTTCGCCAGTTTTACTAGACGGTTTTCCACTTTTGGTTCTCCACTTTTGGTCACCCCAGTTTTTAAGGGAAGTCTGCGGCGCTTTCAATCTTTGTATCCCCCACCAGCAGCCTTGTACTTCTTGGCTACCAACTGCGCTTTTCTTGCGCTCCACTGCCCTGCGCCCGTGCCATGAGTTGCCGCTGCTTTGACTTGAGACACAATCTTCTTACGAAGGCTCGGTTTCGTGTAGTTACCCGCCGCGTTAACACTCCCACCCTCTTTGAACTGGGTGAAGTCAGTGTCATCCCGGCGTGGTTTTTTCACGCCTTTGGGCATTTTGGAGGGGTTAATATCCCCCATACCGCGTGAGGGTCTCATAGATTTAGCAGGCTTTGCCGCCCATGTTCATCTTAATCATCTTGCCTTTGGTTTTGCCTTTTGTAGCAACACCGTCACGACTAGGAGCAGCGGTTTTCACTTTGCCCATGGATGATGCCGCCATGCCGCCACCAGCCATTTTGCTAGTGCCTTTTTTCTTAGCCATCATTGCCATAAAACCGGGGTTCATTTTTGAAGCCATAGTATCACCACCTTTAGAAAATTTGCGGTTCTTGTCCGCGTTTGAAAAATCTTTGCCCACAGCCTGTGGGACTCCCACCTTCTTGGCAAACGCTGGGTTGTTGGCCACCGCCGCCATGAAATTGTGTTGCTTCTTACTTGTGCTCGGCATCGTCTTTCTTGCGGCCCAAAAGTTTTTTGACGGTTTCAGTTTCGTAAATACGGATAATCATCCACACAATGGTCAATATTCCGCCAACAAGCGCCACAACTGGAGTCATCCAGCCCATGAAACCACCAAGTCCAACAACCACAGCAGCGCCATCAGTCATTGTTTTTACGTCGTTGTTCATACAAACCTACCTTTTGTTTTGCCTTTGACAGCACAGCCATCTGCACGGCTGGAAGCACTAGAGACTTTGCCGCCTTTGGCCATTTTGATTGGGTTATCCAAACTTGGTGATTGCCCCGGTCTCATACCGCCCTCAATGTCTGCATTTGCGGCTCGACCCGCCGCCGATTTTTGCCTACGTTCGTGACGCTCCATAAGTTTTTCATTCTGGTAGCGATCCACATCTTTGTACATCCGGCGTGCATCTTCTGCGCGTTCTTTTTTGTACTGCGCAGGGTCACGTTCTTGTGCAGCGCGTTCAGATTTTAAAAACTTAGCAATATCAACCATGTCTTGCTCCTAACATTTCCATCTTGCTAGAGAAGCCGCCTTACGGGTGGGCTTGCCTTTTTCGTCTTTCATCGGGCCGGGCATACCAGACATACGAGCGCAGAACGACTTCTTACGTGCGCCGCCTTGTGGTTGCGGAGCCTTCAAGTTGCTTCCTGTTGCTGCGTTGTACTTAGCACGGCCTTTGGCAGTCAAACCTGCTCCCTTGGAAGTGGGTAACTTTTCACCACGACCAATAGCAAGGGAGGGAGTCTTCTTAGCCATAGAACACCGTAATTTTTGCGTCAGTGGGCAAAGTTACGTGGACATCCGTATAGAACAAAATACCTTCGCCGGGTATCGTAAACGACAGCGGATTTGTTGGCGTGGCAGCAATATTAAACTCCAAACGAATAGTGCCTCCTGAGCCACCATCACGAAGAATAATGTCGCCTGCCGTACCGCCAGTTAAAAACTGATAGCCTTTGACTCTAGTACGCCCAGAAATCATAGTACCCGTAGCTTCTACGTGCGAGGCTTTAACGTCTGTTTGCATCATAATCAATCTCCTTTTAAAAAGGGGCCGAAGCCCCTTAGATCAATTAAGCCTGTGAAGGATTGGCAGAGCCGTCGGAGTCGCGAACGATGTACTCAACAGTAACAGTGATCGTACCGGCAGTAGCGTCAGCAGTAGCTGCGGTAAATGTGCCAAAGATGATTGCATCTGTTGTGCCGATGCTGTCATAAACACCTGAAGTTGCCGCTGCGATGGTAGCTGGAGAAGTTTGAACCGCCGAAGTACCGGTGTTGACCGTAGCCATGTACAGGTTGGCTGTACCAGAGCTACCAATAGTAACGCCGCAGTTAGACGCGCCAGTCAGGGCAACATTAACTTCAAGTCCAAAGCGAAGAATCTTAGCGCCAGCGGGTAACACAAACATCTGTTGTGCTGTGGGGCTTGCCAAAATAACGGAAGCGGGAGCCGTATAAGTTTGAGCAACAGTAGTTGCGCCCATGTTACGAATAGTGCCTGCGGTAGTGCCAGTTGTGTTTTTAACAGTGCCCAACAACCAAGGGCCAAGGTGAGTTGCGAATCCCATGTTTAATTCTCCATGCGTTGTAGCGTATCAATCTGCATGAGGTCAGCCGAGCCTGTTTGATACGCCGATGAATCTCGGAATGCCTTCAATATACACCAAAAGAAAAGGGGGCACAAGGCCCCCTTTGTCTATCAGGTCGTACCGGGGGAACCAAAAGCTCCCAATGGATCAGACCAGCCAAATGAATAACGCTCACGAGCCTTGTAACGTACGTTACCAGTATCGAAGTCGCCGTCCATTTTGTTCTCCAGAGGCATACGCTCAAAGTGCTTCAAACCATTGGGAACGTCGGTCATCAAGAACCAGCCGTTGCTGTCTGTCAAGAAGTGATTGACAGTGTAGCCTTCGGGGATTGAGCCGTTGTTCTTCAGGGCGTTGATGTCGTTGTCGGTAGTGCCAACACGGAGGTTGGTTTCCAACAGGCGAGTAGCCACGAACATCAGAGCAGGAGGAATAATCAACTTGCGGGGCTTTGCTGCAATCAACAGGCCACGCTCATCTGTCCAAGCGGCGATTTGAATAACTGCATTTTCCAATGAAGTTTCGTTCAAGTCAGCGTTGGTAGTTGGGCGATTGCTGTTGGTGCCACCAGAAACCAAGGGGTGAGCTGTGCTGAACAAAGCAACACCGTCGCCACCTACGTAGTTAGCGGAGAAGCCGTTGTTCAAAACAGAAGCTGCCTTGACTTGTTTGGTGTATGCCATAGCACGGGCCAAAGCTTTGGTGTAGCGAGCAGACAAGCTGTCGTACAAGTTATCTTCAATCGCTTCTTCAGTGATTGAGAAACCCAAGGCAATGGTTTCGTGGTTGTAGCGTGCCGTGAACGCTTCTTGAGCATTGTCATAAGCAATGGCGGAACCTTCGTTCTTGACGGGAGCAGCAGAGAAACCAGCAAGCTTGGTCTCTTCTTCAAAGCTACGCTCTGATTTCTCAGTTTCGTAGATCTCTTTGTGCTCTTCGCCGTAGCGACCATATTCCATACCAAACAATGCGTTCAGACCGGGGAGCAACTCTTTAAGTAGTTGTGCGCGTGAAATAGCCATTTTATGTTACTCCTTAGGCGATGCTGGTGCCAGCGTAATACTGATGCTGACCAAAGTTAATCTTGACCAGAATCTCTGGATACTGCATGAACACAATAGTGCTGTTCAATGTAGCAACAGGTGCTTGGTTAAGAATAAAAGAAGTAGCGCCAGCGGCTGCGGCGGTGTCAACAAAAGAACCCGCAGAAACGTAGTTTCCGTTAGAGTCCAGCGAACCAACATCAGTACCAACAGGTAACGCGAAGGGCAGAGCCGAACAGGTCACAGTAGCAGTAGAAATGCTGGTGTACGTTGCCGTACCAAGAGCGACCGCCGTATCAGTCACTAAGCCAAGCACGCGAACGGGCAAGGAAGAAGTGGTGGCAGGAGTATCACTAGGAGCCAAGATTGCGTTCTTGGAGTTGCCGGTTGCGGTGCTACCTGTGTTGTTGATCATTGCCAAATTTTGGCCGATCATGGCGCGAGCGCCAGAAGCAACAGCGGTAGTAGCAGAGCAAACAACACCCTTGAACACTTGGTCAGGATCGTCAGCAACAATAGCCACTGCATCACCAGCCGCAGTTGATGCGGGCCAGTATTGCGAGAAGGTCAATTGTTTAGTGACGGGGTTGGTGTAACTGCATCCCAAAAAGATGCCAGTTTGGTTACCTGCTGTGCCAGTAGACACAGACAGACGGACGATTTCACCACGAGACAATCCTACGTAATCACCGTAGAAAATGTTTGTGCTGTAACCGTTAGTAATCGGATAATTACGAGTAGAACCCGCAAATACCTGACCTCCGATCAAGTTGATCGGCTTTAGCCCGTAGGGGGCATCAATCACCGGATAAGCCATTTAAGGACTCCTTTATTTAGAACCTGTACCAAATCCGCTTCCACGACTGGTTGTTGACTTTCGGTCAGCAAACAGAGGCATACGCGGGTCGTTATTTCTCATGAAGTGGTTGTCCACTGAATCCATCTGGTTCTGCGCTTGCGTGTCGTAATACTCTTTCATGGCAGCGAGTTTTTCGGTTTGGATTTTGCAAAGCATCAATCCACCAATTTCCACATTACCGTTAGCACCACCTTCAAGCATCAGTTCTGGATGGTCTGCTGCCTTCACTGGAACCCAGCCATCCCGCATCTTGCTAGACACATTGGTTGGCATTGTCTGTCCCAAGACATGAGTCGCTATGTAGCGATACTCCCATCCGGGTTCAGGGGTAGGATCGGGCAACGCACTCGAAGGTTTATAAACGTATCGAGTTGATTTTTCGCGTGACACATTGTCACGGGGGTTACGGTTTTCAGCCATTTTGATTCTCCAGTTTTAAAACTTCTGCAACATATTTCTTAGGGTCAAGGTTGTACTTTTTAATTAACGCAGCTTGTGACGGCGTTAACTGCACTTTCCTTGTTCCTGTGGAACGTGATGCAGGGGCCACCACGGATGATGGACGCCTTGGAGTCTCACTCGACTTAGGCCTTTCGTCGTTTCCACCGAAAACTTCAGGGAATTTCGACTTCACGCGAGCATCAATTTGCTCGAAATATTCGTTTTCGCGGGGGTCGACCCCGGAGTTGACTAGTTTTTGATGCAGCCCTAGTGCAAAGCTGGTAACTTCTTCAAATCCGTCTGCACCAAACCACTGGTTTTTTGCCTGCCAGCGCAGGGTTTTTTCGTCTGGTTGAACAGAGTGGGTCTGTTGTTGTCGCGGTTGTACCGCACTTTCTTCAACTTGTAAAGGGGGTGGACGAAAATTTTGTGCTTGTTGTAATTTTGTCTTAGCCTCAAACAAAGCTTCTTGAGCCGCAAGGATGGCATCGGTGTCAAACGACTCCTGTGCCGCCTTGTACTCTCGACGCGCTTTATCTAATTCTGCCCCCGCAGCGGTCTGGGCCATAGCACCATACTGTTGAGTGCCATTGTTGACGTACTGTTTAAGCTTGTTGTTTTCGTCGACGTAGTGCTGTGCAAGACGCTCAAGTTCTTGCTTTTCCCTCAAAAGGGCTTCTTTGGCACGGCGCTCGTCGTGACGCGCATGGGTTAACTCCTTGATGCGGTCTTGTGCCCCTCTTGTATAGGACTCAATCTCTTCATCAGTGGGGTCTTCCACCTCTCTGTCCAATGGCCTACGGCCACGGTCTTGGATAGGGGTATCGTCAACAATCTCAATTTCAACGTCATCTTCGGGCTGAACTATCTCAACCTTTTGACTTTTGTTGTCATCAAGTTCGTCGGGGAACTTATATTGCTCTGCCATTTCTGCTCCTTTAAGCGCGGGTTAGCCCACGAGGGTCTTGCACAACAGCGTCCACTTGGTCATCATTGATGAGCCGGAACTCTTTTCCAAATATCTTGAATCGCGTACCAGAATAGGTACGTACAAGTACAAAATCTCCTTCCTTGCACCAAGCGCCTGTGGGGAATTTGGTCTGATCTTTATATGCATCAGGGCCAACTTTCATCACAAACAACACGGTGGTTGCGCTTTCTTCTTGACGCATACTGGTTGTATCGCGCACAAGATCAAGCTCAGTGCCATCAATCTTTTCAGAGACTGGGGGCACGGCACACAAGATTCGCCAACCCGAAGGTTCTGGCAACATGGTGGCTTTTTCTTCATCTGTTGCGTCTTGCGCTGGCGCATCGACGGGTTGGATTACATCAGGCAGGGCGTATTGCCCCGGTTCTAAAACAAGTTCAGTCATCGGATTTTTCAACTTTCTCTGCAAGGTCAAGTAGATAACGCTCTGCAAGGGCTAGACCCTGAATAATCCCGCAGAGTTTTTGGTACTCTTCAAAAGTGCGACATGCCCCACCAGCGCAGTCATCTGCGTAGTTGTTCATATCGGTGCGTAATTTTTCGCGCAATACGCGTGCGAAGTCTTGAATCATTTAGTTGGTTTCTCCTTTTGTTGGTTCTGTGTGGCTTGTCTAACCAAGTCCATACCCATTTGCTGACGCTGCCGTTGCAACGCCCCAGCTTGAGACAGTGCGTTGTTCTGCTCTGATTTTTTCTGAGCTTTAAGCTGCCCGGCTTTAGCCAACGCATCCATCTGTATTTTTTTGTTGTTTTGTTTAGCTTGTTCCATCTTGGCCATTGCATCCATCTGCAAGCGTTGTTGCTCAAGCTGCAATTTGCCTTGAACTTCTTGGCCTTTTATCTGCACCTCTTGCTGGCGCAACTGCAACTCTTGTTGCTGCATCTGGAGCACGGGGTCTTGAGCTTGCTGTTGAGCTTGCTGTTGGGCAGCCTGTGCTTGGTTTTGTTGAAGCACTTGGGCAGCGGCCTGCGCCATCATTGATGACAACGCCATCTCAACTTCAGGAGACATCTTCTCGCCCTCGGGAGGCAGAGGCATACCCATCTGCTGCTCTATCTTTTGACGGTAAGCAAAGCCTACGTGCTCTGCAACGTGCGCCATCATCGCGCCTTGGATCAGTGGCGCTTTGGGGTTTTGTCCAATCAACTGCATGACGATGGGGTCTTGCATTGCCATCATGTGCACCTTGATGTGGGACTCATGATCTTGGTAGAAGAACGCCTTCATAGGCTCCATACGCAGAGCAGCCATGTTCTCAGACACGGGGTCTTTGGGCTTCTGGTCATCCGGCAGGGGCACAAGTTTGTCAGCATCTTTAATACCCAGAACCTCCAGCATGTTGCGGTGCAACTGCGGCAAGTCATAAATATCTGGAGCCATCTGCGCCATCTGGATGACGGCTTGGTACTGCACAACCCGCTGGCTCATTGTGGCCGCGTTGGGGTCGCTCACGGGAATGATGTCAATGTGGTCGTAGTCTGACTGCTTGGCCTTGCGTGGGGCATCAATGGGGTCGTAGTCGTAGTCTGGCTCGGTGTAGTCACGGATGATTGCCGCCAACAGACGCAACTCTTGCTTGAAGGTGTAGTGCAGACGGGCTTGAACCGCAGACATAACCTTAAGCTGGCGCTCCAAGAGGGCCAGTGTCGTACCCACAGGAGCCTGTGCGGACATGTCCGACACGTTCATATCTGCGGTTGCAGCGAACCTACGTCCCTCCTCCACGATCTTGTCCAGCAAGCCAGACAGAACTATGGAGGGTTCCTTGTAGGGTAAGGGCAGGATGCTGTCACGCAGTGCCCCAGAGGCAATGTCTACGTCTCGCCATTCTCCGGGAGCGATAGGGGTGTCGTCTCCCTTGATGCGCATTCCGCGAGTTTTAAGACCTCCGGGTAAGTTAGAAAGCGTCCCAGCATCGACGAGCTGACGCATGAGACTGGTGGCTGACTTGGCATATCCACCGATGAGGTGGAAGAGTCCAAAGCCGTAGGCTCCAAAGCCGGGGATGTACTGGTAGTGGACAAAGTGCTGGCGCTTGAGTCTGAGGGGATCATCTTGTTCCCAGTTCCTCCGAATAGACAGGACATCATTGCTTCCTTTAATTAGGGTAACTACGTATGGTTGCATTACGCCGGTAGGTTCACCGTCGTCGTCTTTGTCTTCATCTCCCTCTAATACCAAGTCAACATGGCACTCATACAGGGTGTAACGCTCGTCATTCAGATCACTAAAGCCGGTCTCTTTATCCTTGGCCTGCTTGATGTTGTCTTGATCTTTGCTGGGGTCAGGTAACTCAATGTCACGGTAAAAGCCTGCTTGCTGGAGCTTGATAATCTCGTTCTTGGTCTTGCGCATGACGTGTGTCAAGCGGTAGCAAGTGTCTAAGTCGGTGGTTCCGTAGGGCAGAC